AGCCTTTGCATCTAGTACATCTCTCGTGGGATGTCCTTACCAAGGTCCAGCAACGTGAAACGCGAAGCGTTGTTGCTGGCTGGTTGCCCTGTGCTGCGACGTTGGCAGGTGTTTTGTCGGACGGTTGGGAAGCCTTTTGGGGTTTCCTTTCCAATGCCTACACCTTCTGGTCGAACGGCTCAGGATCGCTTGAGTTGGCTGAAGTCCTTTTGTGAATCTGGACTTCAGACTCCTAGTCTTCATCCGTGGCATGAATTCATGGGACGGGCTCGGTTGTCTTCTAACAATCGTCGGTCTGTCTTCATGTCACTATTTCTTTTCCGGAAAGTTTTGCCGTCACCTCGGCCTGATCTCGCTTCTTATGCGAAGAAAATGTCGGAGCCGTCTCCTAAACCCGATGAGGGTTTTCTCCGATATATAAGAAGGACAGTGCCTAAGCTGTTCCCTCCCGGCTGGGATTTGACTTTGTATCCGAATGCTTGTCTTTCGTCTACATTGCCGATCAAATCGTGTCGGACTCGAGGAATGTCCGAGGGTGGTTCTAGAGCTGAATATCTATTGAATGGTGTTAGTTCCTCAGATTTACCATCTGAGTTCGCGGCCTCTCCGTTGGAGTTGCAACGCGCCATTCAGAAGGCGAACTCTTGTCGTGGTTGGACAAGGCATCAAGTGTTCGTCTTGGAAGCTCTCACGAGGGAGAGTCCTATAGATATTTGTCCGTCCAGACTTCGGTCTGTCGAGACGGGGGGTAAGTGGAGGACAATTAGCGTTGGTGACGTTAATTGTAATTTAGCTAGGCCTCTACATACCGCTATCTACAACCACATTTCACGTTTCAAGTGGCTTTTGCGAGGGGACGCTAAGCCGCGGAGGTTTGCTGAGTTTGTGCCTCAACCAGGTCAAGTTTTTGTCAGTGGCGACTATGAGTCCGCTACTGATAATCTTAATGGTTGGGTCCAACGTGAGTTGTTGGACTTGATCCTTAACCAGGCGACTCAGATCCCGAGAGGGATAGCAGACCTCGGTAGACAACTGCTCCGGACTCCCATGCAGTGGGAGGATGATGGCCCGGTTGTCTATCAGGAACGTGGTCAATTGATGGGAAACCTTGTTAGCTTCCCTCTCCTCTGCCTCGTTAATTATCTGGCCTTCAGGTATTTTTCGGGGTCGAGTGGACCCGTCCGCATCAACGGGGACGATATTGTATTCCGCGGGACCATGGCGGAGTACGATCGTTGGAGGGCGGGAGTTAACAGATCCGGTCTAGTCCTTTCACCCGGGAAGACGATGGTTGATCGTCGTTACTTTTCGCTGAATAGCACTCTCTTCAAAGCGTTTGATCGAAGAGTTGATATAGTACCCTGTATTCGCTCTGCCGCTTTCGGTCTTCGGACCGATTGCGGTGGTGTGGAAACTCTGCGGGGGAGGTACAATTCGTTCTGCCCTGGGTTTTTTGGTTCCAGGCGATCACTGCTTCGGATTGAGTTCTTGAAGTGGAATGCTAAGTATATCCTGTCTTCGGACAGGTCTATTTCCCGTGGACTAGGTCTTCCTGTTTACCGTCATGAGCTTATTCATAGCCACCTCTGGGACCGAGAGGCCCATTACCTCTCTATGGAGGTCGAAAGACCTCTTCCTGTTTCGAAAGGGCATTTGGAGCAGGATAAGGTCCCGGAGGGTTGGGAGCTACGTGAGGTAGACAAGTTGACAAAGAAGATGCG